AAAATGGAGTAATTCCATCGCTTTCAAAAACTTCACCAGTGCTAAAATCAATAATTACTGGTGGCATTTTTAATAATAAATTCTTTTGTTCTAAACTTAAAGTTCCACCGTTAAGTTTTGCAATGTCAGAACCTGAAACTTTAATCCTTTGTGTAACAGGAGCTTCTGGAGATATAGCCAACTGACCATGATATCTGTTGATTTCGGCTAAAGCACCATCAAGTTCTAAGAATTCCCCATCTTTAAGTTGGAAAGAACTCGAACCTACAAGTATCAAGCTTCCACTTCTTCTTGCAATAATGATAACACTATCAGTTATAACTAGCGATGCAATACTTATTACATTAACTGTCAAATCACTGTCAGGACCTGTATCTCTGTTTATATCTACATAAGCAACATCACCATCATTAGGTAAAGACACACTTCCAATTAAAATGTTATTTCTTGTGTCTGGTAATCCTCCGATTTGAACCTGAGCATCAGCAGACCAACTAAGTGTGGTAGTTCCTAGAGACCAGCCCCAAGCTCCACCTTCGATAAGTTTAAGAGTCCTATTTTGTTTAACGATTTCTTGAACAACACTTAATCCAGAGGATACTCCAAATAAGGATTCATCTAATCTTTTTATACTTCTAGTTAGATTTTCACTATCAATTACATAATGGTTTTCTTCTCCAACACCTTGAACATCAACAACAGCATTAAAAACACCTCCAACACTCACGTTGGCAGCATCTACACATGCCCCAAAGTTAGCATTTGTGACTGTGATGGTTCCGTCTAAATTATCTATAGAATTAAAATCAACTATAGTATCTATCGCTGTGTTTATAGAGGCAGCTACTTCTAAGTTTGTTATATCAGCTGAAACATCTACATAGATAGGTGTTAAGCCTGATGGTGTGGGGTCTACTAGGTTTCCACCTGTAGAATCTAAATAGACATAATAACCAGTAGCATTTGAAGCACTATTGATTGTGAAATATTGTCCATCAGTAATACTAGCAAATGTAGGTATAGTGAATGTTGTAACTTCTTTTACAGCAATTGCTATTGAGTTTAAATAATCAGGGCTACTATCAGATTCACTTGCAGCACCAATATAATTTAAAGTATCTAAACTTGTATTGTCTGAAATATTTTGAGCTTCACCTTGCTCTAACTCTTGGCCTCCAAGAACTCTTGCATAAATTTTTGCTAAAGAACCTGTATCATCTTGTCTGAAGAATAACCAAAAAGCATCCTCATTAAATGGTACTAAAGACCTGTCAGCAACTTGCATGTGTCTATCAGTAGAAGGTGATATATTAGTCTCATAAACTCCAAAAGCGTATTGAGCATCAAATCCAGCAGCTCCTGAAGAGGTTTCTAAGAAAGGTGTGGTTAATGTTACTTGAGATAAAGAATCTACAGATTGAATTTCGTAATAATTACTATCACCTTGAGAAGCGTCTTTAATAAAATCGCCAGCAACCAAATCAGATGTCCAATTAACAGCTCCAACAGAGTTTACAACTGTACCACCGTTTATAAATACTAAGTTTGGTATAATATCTACACCACGAACTAAGTTTAAATATGCTACTTCATTATCTGCTAATGTAATATTTTGAGTTTCTTCATTTATAGCAACAGTATATTTCAATCTACCACCAATAAAATTTAGGTGAATGTCTGAACTCCAATTGATTTGTCCAGCTATTGAGGTTAAAACAATATCTACCGTGGGTATTTGAGAACCATCACCACTAAATAAAACTATTGTGTTATCGGGGTTTGCTATATTATATGCTGCAATTAACACATCAATATCTGACCCATCTTGCACTAGTGTTACACCTGTAGTAGCTGTTGCACTAACAGTCTTTATAATAATGTCAGTTGTCATACCAACAACTTGGCCTTGGAAGTCTAATGCCCCATGAACCACATTACCCTTACCTGTAAATGCAGTGTTTGCCATGTCTTGTCTTACTCTAGAAATCGAACCAGCACTTGCAGAATACCAAAAAGGTGTTCCTTTAAGTAGTTTAAATTCTGTCATTAGAGAATCGAAAAACTCTTTCAAATTACCAATCTGCTTATCACCACCAAAAAATGGATCAGAAGTAGATGAAGTTGATGTGTAGAAGTTTTCAGCTCTACCGTCATTCCAAGGATAACTATAGAAAGGGTTAGGAGCAGAATCTCCAGCAGTTCCTAGCCTACATAGTAGTGGTCTTCTATCTGTTACTGATATTACGTTATTTGAAGAATCTGTTTGAACAATTGTTATAGGTAGCACATTAGCAGCAAAAGATGATGTTGCTATGACTATTTTGTAATCTAAAATAATAGCTAAAGGCACTGTTTTTGTTATTTCTATGTTTGTTGTCGGATTCCAAAAATATACCTGATCAGCAGTGTTATCATCAACAGCTCTTACAAATTCAATTCCTACATAATTATCGGTATTTGGAGTAAAAGCCCCTTCAACTCTTGTGTTTGTGGTACTGCTTAGGATTTCAGCAGGAGTTCCTGTTTTAATGCTATAAAAAGTACCAGACTCATTAGATTTACCATGTAAGAAAGATGAATTCTCTACAAGTAACTGTAATCCGTTTGCCGAAGAACCTATAGCACCTGGCATATTGACTGTAAATCCTCTAATTACATAACTTTCGCTCTCTCCAACAACAAGGCCACTAATTAACTCATCGAAATCATTAGAAATAGCTGATTCTATAGACTTTAAATGTGGTGCATCGACACGCTGCTGACCAAGCCAATTTTGCTTTCTACGAACCGACATGAGTTTCTCCAAATTGCCACATATAACCGTTGGCTGTTTTTCGTTCACCATTACAGCAACGATATATGCTTGTATTATTCTTTATTTCTAGGTTATCTTGCATAACTTCCTTTATATTGTAGTATTTTTTCAAAAAAACTCCATCTTTTGTTAGTTTTAAAAATGATCTTTTTGTATATTTACCTAATAACTGCTTAGTGTAAGAATATCTGTAACCCTTATGTGTCTCTCTTGTTCCACCACATACTGACAAAATGCAATTTATGATTTTTTTCGTTAATTTTGTTTTCAATTTTATACAAAAACACTATAACCTCTTGAAAATGTATTAATTATGTTACTTTTCTATTTTCATCTATATAATATCATATATATTAAAGATTCAGTGCCAACCTTTTTTATTATTATCGAATAAAGTGTGCTATTATATAAAAGAAAGGAGAATAATTATGAAATATGAATTAATAAAAGAGACAAATGATAAAGGACATTTTAGAATAAAAGCCTTAAAAGATTTTGGAGATGTCAAAAAAGGTGATTTAGGTGGATTTGTAGAAAGTACCAAAAACTTGTCTCAATATGGTAATTGTTGGGTTTACAATGGTGCTAGAGTTTTTGGCAATGCCTTCGTTTCGAGTAATGCTGGGATTTATAGCAATGCCCAAGTTTATGACAATGCCGATGTTCGTGGCAATGTCGATGTTCATGGCAACGCTATTATCTGTGGCAATACTCAAGTGTTTGGGGATGCAGAAATTTATGGCAATGCTATTATTTCTCAAAATGCTCAAGTTTATGGCAATGCTATTGTTTCTCAAAATGTAAATGGTAACAGTAAGATTTTAGGCAATCCCCCACCTACCACTAGCAAGTCAAAAGTAAGGCTTGTAACTCCACCTCAGGCATTTACCCAAGTTGACCCTCTGGAGCAGTTTGAAAAAGACGATGGAGCCTATATGGAATCTATTAAAAACCCATCCCTATCAAAAGACTGTTGTGATAAACCCGACAAATACGAAAACATCATAAGTAGAAACTTAAGATTTTATTCTTGTAGAAGTTGTGGAGCTGATTTGGGAGATATTGTAAACTAAAAGCTAAAGAAACTTTTAGGCCTATCAAGGTCTTGTTGACCTTGCAATCCAGTAAAGTTAAAAGAAGCTTTTACAAGACCTTTTGCTGATATGTCTAGTTTTTCACTAGTAACTTTGGCAAAAGGTATAAACATAATATCTTCACCAGTTGCTCTGTGATTAATTCTAATAGAAATATATGGTGCAAAAAAAGCATCAGTTATTTTTGGTCTTAAATTGTAACCATGCAACCCACTAGAGTTTTTAATTCTTACACCAGAAACACTGCCTGTGATAGATATTCTAGTTATCTTTATTTCTTGTGGAAAAACAGAGTCTATACCATATATAGGTTCTTCGCCATAATCTATAGTGTAACTTAAAGACTGAACCTCATTATAAACTATTCCGTTTACATAAAGTTTTATCTGAGCACCTGCTATAACTCTTTGTACTGCCACTTTCTACCTCACTATATATCTTCTTCTGTTCCCCAAATATAATATTTCTCGGAATTTACAGAATCACCCCATTTTCCAAGACCTGTATCGTCTGGATAAAGAATGTAAATTATTACCACTATACCTGTTGCTGTTATTTCTTTTATCAACTCTTCTGCATAAATTCTACCAGCTACTGAATCTGTTAAATAAAATGGATTATCTGTTCCATCTTTTGCTGGATTTGCTGGACTTTCTTGTGCTATCAATGCAACATCTGTCCCAATAGGGTGTGTTTTTTGAAACTTATAAGAAGGGTTTATTCTTAAAGTGTTTGATGAAGGTTTTGATATATAAGGAACAGGACCTTCTTGATGAGAAGTCCCAAGACCAATAATAAGCTTGCCCTCTTTATCTGGAAAATCAGAAGAGTTATCTACAAAAAGTATAGAATCACTGCTTGCATCTAGTTCTTCAGTTGTTAAAGCCGCTTGTTCTCCTATCACGAAACCTACTGTAGTGTCATATATATAAGGCCCATATTGACCTACGTTTGAAGGTCCACTTTCATATATGTGAGCTGCCCCTACTCTGTTTCTTCTAACAATCTTTGTAGTAGCTGGCATGAATATTTCCAAAGTCCTTGGAGAGGTTTGAAAAGCTGCAGCATATCTTTCTTCTGATGTTAATTTTCTAGTTAGTGGATTAAAAAATAGAACCCCATCAGCAGAACCTTGAGATACAGTTTCTGGAATACCATTTGGGTTTATAAATTCAACATATGAATCCCCTATAGTACCACCTTTAACTGCTTCAATAGTAAAAGTACCTCTATTTAAAACATCAAAAGAAGTACTGTAAGCGTTTATATAATCTCCAACATTTACCTTACCAAAAGATGGGTCAGCCCCACCTGTCCATGTACCTCTAATTCTACCACCAGCTTCCTGTGTGAAAGTCCATTGAGTAGATGAGTCAGCAGATGTTGGTCTAAGTTCGTCAAATTTTAAAACATTTTGAGCTTTACCACCTTGTATTTTTACACTAGATGAAGGTCCATCGGTGGGAGATATTATAACAACCTTAGTATCAACCCCATCTTCTACAACAAATGCAGCACCATCAGCACCAATTTTTCTAATAGATTTAGTAATTGCACCAGCCACTTCTTCTGCAGTTGCAGAATTTATGTTAGAGAATTGACTAGATATAAAGACTAATTCAATTGGGTCTTGGCCATCAAAAGATATTAGTAAATTATCACCATCTTCTAGGTTGTAAGTTGAAGGTTCTGCTGATGTAGTTGTAGCTCTGGTGAAAATATCACCATATAGTATTCTAAGCAGTTGATGAACCAAATCTCTAACTTGCTTTCTATTAGCTATTTCTATACCTATTTCACGAAATACCTCATCTGACAACCCAACACCAGAAGGTCTAACAATACCTCTGTCTGATAATCTTTGGTCTAAGAATTTTTCCTTAGCGGACACGACATACAAAGAGTCATTTACAGCCTCTACATTGTCTACTAAGTAAACAGGACCAGAAGCAACAGCACGTAAAACAGCATCTGTATTTTTACCTCGTATAGCCTTGTTTAAAAATTTTCTGAGTCTATCATACTCTTTATTTCTATCTGTCATAATTAGTCAATTTTTGAAACTATAATATCTGTAACGATATCTAGTACAAGAGCCTTCTCTCCTGAATTAATCCCTATAACGTCATTTTGAGCATCATATTGGGGCGAAGTTATCGCAACAGCTTTCACACCAACGATATTATCTACTTTACTTATAATATTAGATATGGCAATTGAATTACCAACAGGATTTGAGTTTATCAATGCAGCAACAGAAGCTCTAACTTCTTCAGATATAGCACTGAATGGAATACCAGTTTTAACACGTACATTGATAGAAACTTGTATTCTTTTAACAAGAGGGGCTTTTATGAAAATCTCAGCTCCTGCTGCTCCAACACCTGGATATGTAGTATTATCTCTAGGATCACCATATACGATCCTATTAGCTTCAGCTATTAACCCTGTGTTAAATTCATAACCATCAACACCTTTTATGATATTGCTAGGGAATGCCAGTTTACTAACAGCAGACATTGCAACTCCACCAATTTCGTTTATTTTTTCAAATTGATTTTCACTATCAAATACTACACTTTTTGTAGATAAGTTAGCTGGATTTGTTGTGATGTGGCTTATTTTCTTGTACCCAACATAGGCACCATT